TATCATTTTTAAATGCCGAATCTCTTAATATTACTGTCGTTTTAAATTCTTCATCTATTTCAAGTAAATTTTTATATTCTTCACATATTGAATCTATTATTTCCATATCTATCTCTTTATCTAAATTTATTAATAAAGTTCCTCCACCTATTGAATAGAAATTTTCTCTCTCTTCTATAGGAACTGTTAATTCTAATCCATATTTTAAAATAATTTCATATAACACATCCAAAGAAGTTCTATCTGATTTTATATTATCTACTGAATCAAATAAACTCTGTCTTAAATCTTCCGTTTCGCTGTCCCATTCTTTTATATTTGATGAATCCAGCTTAAATACTTTAAAATCTACATCAAGTTTCTCTCTATTCTCAAGAGGAAGAGTTTCATCTGCTTTTATTTTTGCCCCTGCTCTTCTAATTCTTTCTTTTCCAATTTCACAAATATTTTTATATCCTGCTTTGTAAGCTTCTGATTTTTCATCACAAGGTTCAGGAAGTTGTACCATTATATATTTTCTGTTTCCTCCATCTTCTGCATTAAGTTGCATTACTGCATGAGCTGTTGTTGCTGAACCTGAAAAAAAGTCTAAAATAATACTTTCTTTATCTTGATATGTTATAAAGTTTACAATGCTTTTTATTAAACTTTGAGGTTTAGGATAATCAAAAAATGACCCCATTTTTAATTCTTCTAATTCTTTTGAAGCTGTTTCATTTGTTCCTATTTTATTTTTTTTATCAAATTTTATTTCCCCTAAAAAATTATTAGGAGTTTTAAAATTTCCATTATCTTCTCTTTGAAAACGAATTGAAAATTTATCAGTTTTTACTAAAAAGTATGTTCCTTTTGACATTTCTTCATCTAATTTTTCTTGTGTCCATTTAAAAGAACCTTTTAATCTAGCTTCTTCTTTATTAACACCTTCACATACTTCTACATCATTCAATAATTCTACTTTTTCATATAATCCTTTTGAATATATTCCATCATCTATTTTAAATTGAATAGTTCCTTTTGGAAAAATAAGTTCTTTTGGCATATTACCTGTATTTAGTAAAGGAACATCTCCATTTTCAAGCATTTCTCCAAAATATTTATTAGTAACATTAGCCATTATTTTGTAAAGCCTTAAAAACAAAGAAGTCCTTATTTTCAAGGCTTTTTTATTTTGTACATATTTTATATTTTTTACATTTTACCTGTTTTCTTGATTAGGTAGCACACAAGGTAGCACACAAAATTTATATTAATAAATTTATAGCTTTTTCAAGTTCTGCTTCGTTTTTATGCGTGTAAACTTTAGCAGTTATACCATTATAATCAGTATGCCCCATAATTTTAGCAATACTTATAGGATTAGCCCCAACATTGCTTAATAAAGTAGCTGTTGTATGTCTGCACTCATGTGGAGTATGTTCATAAATTTTTAAAGATTTAAAAACTTTTTTAAAAGCAGTTCTATATTGTGAATAAGTCATTCTTTTTCCTGAAGATAGTGTAATAAAATATTTATTAGAAGCTCTCATTTTATTAATTATAATAGGATATATTTTTTCATATATCGGAATATGTCTTATTCCTGATTCTGTTTTACTCTTTTTTATAAAAATAGTTTTTCTTTCTAAATCTATATCTTCAGTTTCAAGGTTAATTAATTCAGAAATTCTCATTCCAGTATATATAAGAATTAAAATTATATCTACATATTTTACTTCTAAATTGTCCCAAAGGATATCAATTTCTTCTTGCGTAAATGGTTTTTTATCAAATACTTTTTTATATTTTTTTAATTCAATAAATTTTACAGGATTTTTTGCTATAAAATCATTTTTTAAAGCATATTCAAAAATCATATTTAATATAGTTTTTATATCTACTATAGTTCCTGAAGATAATTCTAGTCCATCAATAAATTCTTGTAATATTTTTAAATTTATTTCAGAAATACAAAGTTCTTCTATTTTAGAAATATGAAATTTATATCTTGAAGCAATAGTAATCATTCTTTTATCTCCTATTTTTTCAAAATGTTTTTTACTCCACATCTCGTATACATCCTTTAATTTTAGTTTTGCATTAGGATTATATATATAATTTGCAATTACTTTTTCTGCTTCTGCTCTAGTTTCATAATATCCAATGGTAATTCTCATTTGCTTATTATTTTCCCAGCCGATAGTTTTAACTGCTCTCCATTTTTTCCTCCTTTTGCCTGACATTTTATATACTGTCCCGAAGCCATTTGGATTTTTCATTCTTACCTCCCTGTAAAACCTGATGAAAAAATAAAGGTGCATTTCTACACCTTATCTAATCCAAGATATTCTCTTAAAACTTTTTCAGGGATAAAAGCTTCTGTATATTTTAATTTATATTTAGCTTTTACTTTCTTAATTATGTTATAAGACTTGTTTTGAGAATATCCACAAATCTCCATGACCTCTTTGACTCGTAACATCTTATCATTCATATTATAACCTCACTTTCTTTAATTTTCTATTAAAGAATATTATTTTTGATAGTTTGTAATTTGTTTTAAAAACAAATTTTTTTGAACAGTCTACTTAAATTTTCTCCATTTTTTCATTTATAGCTTTATCTAATTCGCTTTCGGAGATGTTGTAAATTTCTTTTGCCATGTGTAATTCTATAACTACATCTGCAAATTCTTCTAATAATTTATTTTTATTTAATTGTCCTCTAATACCTTTTGAAATTTCTATCGAAAATTCTGCAAGTTCTTCGATTATTCTTGTTTTATTTTCTGTATCTGTTTTTGAATTTAAAAGAAGTTTAATTTTTTCTTCAAAAGATTTTTCCATTAATCTTCCTCCCACTCTGCTATATCTTCAAGTCTACTTCCATCGTTGCCACAATCATTACATAAAGCACCAGTAATTTTTGAATTTTGAACTTGAACGGTATCAAATTCTTCAATAATTCCATATTTATTTGGTATTCCCTCACCAGTAAAAATTCCATCTGCTGAGCAAATTATATCTTTACTTCCACATTCTTTACATTTCCAAGCCATTTTCCACCTCTACAAAAATAACTTCTTCATTATCTTTTCTATCAAAACTAACACATTCAGGAATGATATGTCTGACTTGTTTCATAGCACAGTCTTTATTGAGAAAATAACATTTTTCACAGTTATATCCTATTTCAACTTTAAAAGTTCTATTTTGTGCTCTAAATGTTTTACCGACACCTAAATCTTTATCTGTCACTTAAACCACCTCTTTATAAAATTTTAAACTTTCTTTAGTAATATTCAATATCACTTCCTGTTCTTCAATGCTGTAATCTTTTATAAGATTTAATATTTCTTTAGATTTATTAAAAACATCATCTAATTCTTTTGAATGTTTTTTAATATCTTTTATTTCAGAAATATCTGCTTCTCCCATTAATGCATATTTAGGAACTTCTAGTACTTTGCACAAAAGTTCAACAGTTGCAATAGACGGAGTTGTTACACCATTTTCATATCTAAGTATACTTTGCTTTTCTTTTCCAATTAATTTAGCAAGTTCGGGTTGGGATAATTTTCTTTTCTTTCTTATTAGCTTTAGAGCGTCTTTAAACTCCATTTTATTTTTCCTCCCAATAAGCAATTTCTTCTATCATTTTATAAACACTAGCTTTGTTTCCGCAATCTGCACATTCTAATTGTTCTTTAAAAACAGAATTAGTTTTTGTGGTTTCCTCTTTAATTCCTCTTTCATTAAACTTAACAAAGTTTTCTTCAACTTCAATTTTTCTTAAAATAAAAAATTCACTTCCACACTTTTTACATTTCCACATTTTTCTTCTCCTTTTAACAATTATATCCTGGTATTTTAAAAGGCTTTCTTATTAATACTTTTGTTCTATGATATTTTGGTTTTAATAAAAGAGCCATTAAAAACTGTGGTCTAATTATTCTACACTCCATACACCGACTTGTTAAAATAGTTGTGAAACTCCATCTCGGCTTAGTCCAATGTTTTGGTCTTTTCTTTTTATTCCATGCTCTCATATCCATCTCCTAGGTACTGTCTTATTCTCTGTCTCTGCTTTCTTTTCCAATCAAATAAAATTTCATTAAAATCTCCTCTTTCTGCTGCAATGAATGCAATTAAAGTTCCAAAGGCTTGGAATGTATCTAATATTCTTTTATAGCATTCTTAGAAATATCATGCACATCTCCATAATGGTTTGGCATTTTGGTATCAAGTTCTGCTAACATCTCATCAATCTCTTCTTCACATTTTTTTAATGCTGTGTTGAGGTCTGGTGTTATTTTTGCAAAGTGGCTTGTAACAATATTATTCCAATATATTAAAGGAATGCTCTCTCTTACTATTTCAGATTTTCTATCTTTCATACTTATCTCCTAACATTCTTTGTTGTTGATAACTCTCTTCCTTAAAAGGGAAATTCATCATCATCTACAAACTCATCTTTTTTCCCTGAAGTATCTTTTACAGGTTCTGTAGGTGCTTGAGTTGTATCTCCACTCTTTTCATTTTTAGTCTGTAAAAACTCCATAGATTCTACAATTACAGAATAACTGCTTCTTTTCTCTCCATTCTTTTCATACTGAGAAATCTGCAGATGTCCCTCTATTCCTATACGATGACCTTTTCTACACCATTCAAACATTGTTTCAGCTGTCTTTCCAAACGCTGCACAATTTATAAAATCAGCTTCATCTTTCTTCCCTCTTCTCTGAACTGCAAGGGAAAATCTTCCATACTTTGTTTCTCCTGATTTTTCCATTTTAATCTCTGTTGCAAGTCTTCCTACTAACATTATTTTATTCAATTATTCCACCTCTTAATATATGTGCTATAACATCAACTGTCCAACCGTCCCCTAATAAATCTTGTGCTTGATTATATGAAACGCAATCGGTATATCCAACAGGGACTGTCTGACCTTGTTCAAGCTCTTTTCTTGTTAAGTATCTGCAAAAATCTTTATAAGCTACAAGCCCAGCATTTGGGCAGCGGTCTTGTTTTCTTGTAATACAATATATTTTTTCTGAATTTGTTACATTTGCACAACTTCCTATTTCATTTCTTCCTGCTCCGTCGCTCCACATTCTTATTCTTGATGGAGTTTTATTCAGCATATATTTATCAAGATTTTCGGTTTCTTTATAATCTTGAAAGTTTACATTTTTATCTTTAGGAATATCAAAGTGAATGTTGCTCCAATAAAATCTTGGTCTATTTTGATAAGAAACAAGATTGCTATTTATCAATTTACCCTCTGTTTTCAAATATTCATCTAACTGTTTTTTGCTTTCAGTTTTCATTTTTACATTTTCTAAAAGAAAAAATTTAGGATTTACTTCTTTTAAAATTCTTAAATATTCATAAAATAATTTAGATTTATCTCCTTCTAAGCCTTTACCGTTTACTTTTAAAATGCTAAAATCCTGACAAGGAGAGCCACCAAGAAGTAAATCTATTTTTCCGACTTCAAATTCTCCATTCTCTGTATATAAAATTCCATCTTTATAGTGTACTTTTGTAACATTTCCAATTTGTATTGTATCTGGGTAATTATGTTGTGTGCATTTGATAGCATGTTTTTTTATCTCTGAGGCATAGTATTTATAATCTTTTATACCTATTCTATTCAATGCTATTTGTCCACAGCTCATACCATCAAATAAACTTAAAACATTCATCTAAACAACCTCTTTATCGTCCCAAGTTATAACGAAATTAACTCCACCTATTCCAAAGTGTGTAACATCTCTGACTTTTCTGACAAAACTTTCTTTTGTTTCTGTATTAACAATTTCTATAAATAATTCTTTTATATAACCAATTTCAAATGATTCAAGAATTTCAAACCTTTTATCCAATATTTCCCAACGCCTTACAGTATTATTTTTTATTCCACTCTTTTCCTTTTCATAATATTCAGGAAAACTTTTAAAAGTTACTTTTTCCATATTCTCTTTATCCTTTCCCACAGGCTCAATCTTCCTACCAAGAAAGAGCCTTGTCTTTTAATTTTTATTTTCATTTTCTACCCTCTCCCAATCAGGACAGCCCATGTCGTCAGTAGTGTTGTTACAGTGATGAGTACCTATTCCACAAATTAACATATCGTAATATCCTGTATTGTCATCTAATATTTCAAGGTATTTACAAGTTCTACAATTAAAACATTTTTCTTTAAAATTTTTAAAAACATCTTCTTTTATATTTAAAGGTTTCATTTTATCCTCTGATATATTTTATTCTCACTCTTTCAATGCTTTTCTTGTTCTTAGATTTTCTTACAGTTGAAATAACAAAAGGGAAAAATATATCTTCATCTAAGTAAGAGTTATCTTTTTCTAAAACTTTTATACTTAACTCAACTTTATTTGCTAACTCCCCCCCCATATTTTTCTAACTGCGAAACAAATTTGTCTTCAAATACTTTAAAATTTAAAGTTCCATCTTTATAAAATTTAAGTTTATTTCTGTCTTTTGCATATTTATAAACAGCTTGAATGAAAGAAGAGGGATTTATAATATTACATTCTTTAACTTCCATTTACTCACTCCTTTTTGTTATAATAAAGGTGCTTACAGGCTCTCAATCTATAAGCACCCTGAGATAGTATTTATTACCAGTAAATGCTATCTCTTTTCATTTAGCATTTTTGTAAAATCTTTACCTGCTTTAAACTTAACAAATTTTTTAGGTTTTAATTTAATAATTTCTCCTGTTCTTGGATTTCTTCCTTCTTTTCTACTAGAAGTTCTTGTAGAGAAAATACCAAAGTCTCTAAAGAATAAAGTATTTCCTTTTGCTACTTGCTCTTTTACAGTTTGTATAAAAGCTTCTGTTACTCTTTCAGCTTCTGTAACTGTTGCAAGTCCTGAGTTTTTAAATAATTCCTTTGCAAATTCTTTTTTTGTCATTTTTTAATCTCCTTTTTATTTTTATTTTCAAGTTCTACACGGAACTTTTTTAACTTTTTACCAAATATTCCACGATGTATTGTAACTGTTATATATTTTTTCATAGGCTACCACCTACTTTTTTAATCTTGCTTTTATATCTTTGTATAGCATTTTTAACATTCTCTCATCAGCTTCAGCAAAAGATTTAATGCCTTTTAATTCCATTTCTTTCTCTAGTAAATCTGTATTATCTCCAACTAATTCAAGAATACATTTCTCAGCTTGTTTTCTATCAAAAGGTTTTTTATCTTCAACTTTTGATTTTGGTTGTTCTTGTAATGGTTGAGCATCTACAACCTCGCCGTCTGTTATCTCAAAAGCTACTAAAAATAAATATCTTCTAAGATATGTTATTGTTGCTCCTAATTCCTGTATTTTAGTAGCTCCTTTTAATTCACTGCTTACATATGGAATTGTAAAAGTAATATTATCTTCTTGCTTATCTATATCAAATACTGTTAAACAAGCATTATTTTCTACAATCTCAAATCTTGTACAAATTCCTAATTCTAAATTAATTTTGTTTAGAGTTGGAAGAAAATCTGCAAGTTCATAATATTTAAATTTTGCAAATTTATTCTCTCCACTCTTATTTATTTTTGTGTCTTGAAGTTTAACTCTTGCTTCTGATATTTTTTTTAGAATACTCATTTTCTAATCCTCCCTTATTTCTTTTATCATTTCTTCAAGTTTTTTAAATCTTTCTTCAAGTGATTTATCAGCAAATTCATAAGCAACTGGATATTGCTCTTTAAATCCCCTTTTTTTCATTTCAACTATCATATCAGCTATTGCTAACATTTCTTTACTTACTTGTCGTATATCCATTTGTAATCTCCATAAATAACTCTAAATCTTCTTCTGTATCATTAATTTCTGCTTTAAAACTTTCTTCATAATCAATATCGCTTATTGTTTTCCATTGGTCATATTCATATCCCATAGTCAACTCCTCTAAGCATTCCTATATAGTTGCTTATCCCAATAGACTTTATTCTTATATGCAAGTTCTCTCTGTTCTTCCTCTGCTCTTTCTCTTAGTATTTCTTCTATGTTGTCTATACCCTCATCATCATAGATTAGATGATTAAGTGCTTCTTCTAGTGTAAATCCGTCTCCATAGAACATATTGTCTTCTAAATCTTCTTCCATTACATAAGCTTGGAAAACACCGTCAGAATATCTTATTTCTATGCCTTGCTCTATATTATATTTTTCTAATTTTTTAGCAGCTTTAATAAGCATTTCTTCACTTGTCATTTTTTCTCCTTATGCTACATTTTTTATTTTTACTAAAAGATTATTTAAAGCTTCTTCTTTTGTTTCTCCTTCTCCTGTTAAATCTTTATAAGGAAATTTGATTCTCCATATATCTTTATTTATCCTAGAAATAACTAAATCTGTATTTAAAAAAGTATAATGTTTTTCTATTACATCAAAAACATATTTTTCAAGTTCTTCAACTGTCATTTTCTCCTCCTTATAAAACCTATATCTTTAAAATATTCTAAATGCTCTCGCATAAAGTCAAAACAATTTTCAACTTTGTATTGTTTTCTACTTTTCATAAAAATATCTATTTTTCTTAAACTATATCCATCAACAAGAAAATCTTTTATTATAATAGATTTTTCTTGTATCTCTTTACTATTTTCAGGCATTTCTTCCTCCTAAATAAATTCTGCATTGTATATTTCATTTGTAATTCTTGCTACTTCCTTAGCTGTTTCAGATACTCCTTTACCTTTTATAGAAACTGCAAAATCTTTTATTTTATAAGAAATTAAACATTCTCCATTTATATATTTAAAATTCATATACTTTTTCATTATTTCTCATCTCCCTTACATTCTTGAAATAGTCCATACATTAAATACATAAATAAACCTATTTGAGACATACATAAAATCCATTCAACCATTTTCTCCTCCTTGAACCCTTTAATTATTTTGTAGATGTCCTTAATTTTTTAAGAACATCAGCCTAATAATTAAAGTCCTAAAAATTTAATTGCTTTTGTAGCAAGATTATTTCTTGTTTCTTGCATTTCTCCAATCATTTTTTCAGCATTTTCAAGGTCATCATTTGCCATTAAAATTGAAAACTTATGTATTGTTTTCATGGAATCAACAGCCATTTCTAAAAATTCTGTAAACTTCTCAACATCATCTTTTTCAAGCTCTGTTGTTTCGCAGCAAAGTTCTTTCCATTTAGCATAAACTTTTATCTTTTGCTCTAAGTCTGATATTTTGTCAGCCTCTTCTGTCCTGTTCTCATTAGCACAAGAAGTTTTAATTTTTTCTTTTCTCTCTTCTACCTCAATACCTTCTAAAAATTTTTTAAATGCTTTCATTTTTTAAATCCTCCTATGTTTTAATTGTCTTGTAGATACTCCCGAACTCTCAGGAGTATTAGCCAGGCAACTAAGCAATCCATACATCAGTAATTATTCCATTCTCATCTGTTTTTATTAAAAATTGTGTACTATCATAATCATTTATATAAGCTGTAAAATCATATCCAGTGTTTGAACTTTCACTTACTATAACTTCATTTTTTCCATTTTCTTCAAAGTCTTCAAAAGCACAAATTACATCATTTGCATTAAATTCAAATCCTATTAATTTTTTTAAGTTCTTTAAAACATCTTGTTTTGTCATTTCTATAACCTCCTATAAAAGTTAATAACTTGTTTTCGTTATTATTATATAACTATTTTCAGTTATTTGTCAATAACTTTTTTTTGTTATAAAATAAGGATATAAAATCTTTGCAGGAGGAACAATTATGAAAAGTAGCGAAATCCTTATTAATTATAGAAAAAATAAAGGTTTAACTGTTGCAAAATTTGCTGAAATGTTAGGTGTTTCGCAAGTATTTTTAACTCATCTTGAACACGATAGGAGAAAAATTTCTGAAGAATTATTTAAAAAATTAGAAACTTTTTTACCTGCAAGCGATATAGAAATCTTAAGAGAGACAGAACAGTATAAAGATGTTCCTGAAAAAATAATGGATAAATTAAAAAAATTAGAAAAAGAAAATAAAGTTCTAAAATCAAAACAAGAAAATTTAGATCCTAGAATTTTAAATTTAAATAAAAGAGAAAGATTACAATTTGATGATTTTATGAATGACGCTGTTTTATATTTCCAAGATGAAAAAGTATCAGAAGAAGATAAACAAAAATTATTTGAGTCTTTACAAAATGCATTCTTTAAAATTAAATATGCCAATAAAAGAAAATAATTTATAAGGGTGGGAGCTTATGAATATTCCATTAAGAGTTAGGAATTTAAAAAGAAAGTATGGTACGAATAATCCTTTTAAACTGTGTGAGTATCTTGGCATATTAGTTATTTATTCTGATTTAGGAGATATAAAAGGATATTCTATAAAAAGGCTAAGAAAAAAATTAATTTGTATAAATGAAGAATTAAGTGATTTTGCAAAAATGCTTGTATGTGCTCATGAGCTTGCACATTGTTTATATCATCAACTAGATAGTATAAATTTTTTACTAAATAATACTAAGATTGTAAGAAGAAGTTATTTAGAAAGAGAAGCTAATCAATTTGCTGTAGAATTACTTTATGATGAAATAGCTGAAGATTATGAAGAATGTAAAGATATTGATATAGATTTATTGGAACAAATAAGAGAAATGAAAAAATAGAGTGGGGTATTTTAAATGGGGTTTAGATTTAGAAAAAGTATTAATTTAGGTGGCGGATTTAGAATAAATTTAAGTAAAAATGGTGTAGGATATAGTTGGGGCATACCTGGTTATAGAATAACAAAGACTGCTAATGGTAAAACAAGAACTACTGCTTCTATTCCAGGTACAGGTATTTCTTATATTGAAGAACACGGAAAGAAAAATAATAATAATTTTGAAAATATTCCAGTTGAAAATATTAATAGTGGTGTATCTGATTATAAAGAAATAAATACTGCTGATATTTCTAATTTTAGAACAGCGGAATATAAAGAAATATTAGATTCTGTTGAAAAAGCAATAGGATATAATGCAATAACAACATTATTATTAATTTTATCAATCATATTCTTTCAAGTTGGATTAATTTTCACAATACCTTTAAAGTTTTATGTAAAGAAGAGATACAAAGTAAAATTAAATTATAACTTTGAAGATAATACATATGAATTATTTGAAAAAAAATTAAAAACTTGGAAACTTCTTAATAATTCTATTAAAAAATGGCAAATTATAAGTCAAGCAAAAGTAATAAATAAAAAAATTAATTCAGGTTCAAGTACAAGTGTTTTTAGAAGCGAATTTAGTATTTCAAACAAACTTCCATGGTATATTGAAACAAATATTTCTCCTATTGTCATAAAATTAAAAAAAGAAGAATTCATAATATTACCTGATAAAATTTTAATTATAAAAAATAAAAAATTAGGAATAGCTAATTATAAAAACATATCAGTAAATTACTCGCTTGTAAAATTTGTTGAAAGTGAAATTGTTCCTAGCGATTCAGAAATAATAGATTACACTTGGCAATATGTAAATAAAAACGGCGGACCAGATAAAAGATATAAAGGTAATAAGAGATTACCAATATGTAAATACGGTGAAATAGATATAACTTCTAATGATGGAATAAATATAAAACTTAATCTTTCAAATAATAATACAGCAATCGAGTTTTATAAAAAAAGTAATGAAGATTAAAAATATAGAAGTTTATTTACGAGGGGAATTTGTAGGGATATTAAGGAGAGAGGATAAAAATAAGTAATTTTTTAGAATATTTAGATAAAAGAAAATGGAAAATAAATAATAAAAATAAAGCTAAAAAATATTTTATAGAAATACCTAAAATATTTTCATTAACAAAAAACTCTGATGAAACGATTAAAGTTTTAAAAGAAATACTTTTTTTTAAAGAAGTAATGAAAAAGAAACCACTCTTTTTAAAATGGGTAGATTGCATAGAACTAGATTTATGTGCCTCCACCGTTTTAAGTTTAATATTAATGAATATAAATTCTTTAGCAAAAAAGGAGAAAATTGATATTTGCACTCAAGGAGTAATATCAGATACCAATGAAGTAAATATATTATTGCTGAAGAATGGTTTTTTTAAATATCAAGGATATGGAAAGGATGCTCCTGTTTTAGAAGAAGTAGAAAACATGAATGATAAAATAGAAATATTACAACTTGTAGCTGGTGGACAAACGGATTTAGAATTTAGAGGAATAGAAACAATCTCTAAAGAAATTAAATTTGATTATTTTTTTGATTGTGGAAGTCATATTACTAATTTTTTTGATAATTGCATACAAAAATCAAATTGTTTTTTAAATGATAATGGTAAAAATGCAGTTAATAAATTAGTAGGAGAAATATTAACGAATCTAAAAGAACATTTAGGTAAAAGATTTTCACAATATTTTATAATTGGATTTTTTAAAAAAAATGGAGATGTAGGAGAAGCAAATTTAGCTTTTATAAACTTTGGAGACACATTTTATGAAGGCTTAAAAGAAAATTCAACAGAAGATATGCTTGAATTACTAAACCAATATACACATATATATAAAAGATTAAATGGAGATTTTACAGAAGAATTTACTGAAGAAATGTTTTGGACACAGTTAGCTTTGCAAACTAGTATTAGTAGAAAATATGAAAAAGATAGTTTTGACATAAGAGGAACAGGGACAGTTTCATTAATTGATTCGTTTTTTGATTTAAAAAATAGTAGTAACGATTTTGTTCCTAAGTTTTGTTTAATAAGTGGTAATACCAAAATACAGTTTGATATAAATGATAAAAGCTATTATAATGAAGGTATACTAATATTTAACGAAAATAAAAATATTTTTGAGAAACAAAATAATGATAAAATCATGAATTTATCAGAGTTTTTCCCAGGAGCTATAATATCTTTAGATTTCACATTAAAAAGTTCTTGGATAGAAGAGGAGGAAAAGTGGAAAAGTTAATATACTTAAAAAAATATTTGCCAACATCAAATCATAACTACTTTAACGGAAGACCAGAAGGGAAAGACACAAGAGTATCTCTACAATTAGATATTAAAGATGAAAAAAAAGAAAAACTTACATTTTTTGTTAACAAAGGATTAGTAGGAATGAATGTTTCTTTTTTTCTAGGTTTATTTAGTAAAACTATTTTAAAGTGTGGATTAGAAGATTTTAAAAATAGATATATTTTTGAATACGAAGATGAAGATACTAAAAGATTATTTGAAAAAGATATAGAATATGGAATAAAAGCTGCTTTAAGAGAAACAAATCCAGAAAATTTATTAGATAAATTAAGAGGAAATAGTGACAAAGATAGAAATAGCTAATAGTATAGCAACAGTTATTTCCTCGTTAGCAGCTTTAGCCACAATATATTTAGTCATAAAACAATATAAAGATTCAAAGAAATCAGACACAAAGCATTTTTGGTATAGAAATTATATACTTAATAATGATTTAAAAGATTATGAGAAAATATTTTCAGATATTTTAGATATTTATAAAAATAATAATATGTCAGACACAGATAAGTTACTTGTTTTAAAAGAAAAGTTTAATACTTTAAGAGAATTTTTTTATAAAGTTGAATTTTTTGATAACGATTTATATAAGCAATTGAATAATTTTATAAATACCTGTGAAGAAGAATGTATGAGCAATATTAATATGGAATCTGAAAATATATTAGTAATGAAAAGTATATTTTTAAAATCATTGTTTGAATATGAATTAAATGATTATAAAGACTTTAGAATTAAATATCATTAATAAAACAACCCACGAGCCAGTTTAACCACTGGCTTTTTTTACTTAAGAAAAAAGTTATTGACTATAACCAAAAATAGTTATATAATAATAATTGAAATTGTAAAGGAGGATATAATGAAAGAAGAACTCGTAGAAGTACAAAAAAAAATAGGTCAAGAATTTTTGCTAAAAATTGATACCTATAAAAGAAATAATCATCTTTCATACACTGATATTGCAGATATCGTAGGAATAGATAAATTCTATTTTGCAAATTTAAGAAATAAAATAAAAAAAAATAAGACAGTACCAACTGATAAGGTAATTAAGAAATTTAGTAAAATTATTACCTTTTAATTTTTTTGTTCTTTCAAATAACTAAAAACAGTTATTAACTGTACAGTAAAAGCGACTGGGTTTCCGAATGGAAGTAGGCAATAGCTTAGAATTCCTTTGTCGCTTATGTGGAAGCATAGCATAATGGTAATGCAGTACTTTGCTAAAGTGCCGAGGTAAAACTCTTACAGGTTCAAATCCTGTTGCTTCCGCCATAAAAAAGGTGGTGAGAACATTGGAAAAAGAAAAAAACAAAAAAATAAATAATGTGGTAATAGAAGCAGGAGCAGTAATTTTGAATGGTGTTCTGATAGACCTTGTATGGAACTATGAATTCACAAAAAAAATAACCTCTGGAAGAGAAGAGGCTATTTTAAAACTAGAAATAATTATAGACGGTGATGCTGTTCTAAAAGGGTTTTAGTAATTATATCAGAAGCAATATCTTTTAAAATTTCTAATGATAAACTTCCTATTTTAGAAGCTATATTTTTAGTTTTGTTCCATGTAGTAATAGAACGAATATTTGCTAAAAAAGAATGCCCTTTTGGAGTTAAATCATAAATTTTAAATGAATAAGTTTTATATTCACCGTCAACATATTGGAATTTTATACACTGTTCTAAATGATAAAAAAATTCATCTTTTGAATATTTATCACAATAGTTTTTATAATTTCTCCAGTTAATATATAAGGCTCTTCCGTACTCTATTTTTGCTTCAAGCAATAAGAGTATATCCCTTATACAGTCTGGATTTAAAATCATAGTTTAAACCTCCTTTCTTTATGTAGTTATCTCACAAATATATTATATAACAAAGGAGTTTTAAAAATAAATATCATGGTAGTGACGACCAGAAACAGTCAGAAGTGAACCTATATAATTTTTCCGCCAGTGGTGTTTAATAATAAGCACCACACAAATGGGAATGCAGTTTAAATGGATAAACATCTAACCTTTGTATTAGGAGATTTCAGTTCAAGTCTGAACATTCCCAGTATGATATAGACTATATCGCACCTCTTAACAATGTGGAACATGATATAGTCGCTAAAAATTTTAGTTATCGTCTCTAAGAAAAAGACGAGAGTGTTACATAATTGAGGTAAGGTGGCACTTCTCCCTGTGCCACACTTATGGGAATATGTCTGAGGTCAGCAGTTCGTGGTGAACTTTAAGAAGTCTACTATACGACAATCAAGTTCAAGTCTTGGCATTCCCTTTTATTTTTCATTTTCACCTCCTTTGAAAATGATTTTATATTTCATACTTTGTATTATTTTAATTTGAGTTTTAAGGCTTTCTCTAAAAAAGCCTACAAAATACGCGTATTTACGCGTAAGATACGCGTTTTTATTTTATATCTGCTCATCATGTCAGAGCCACTAACTCAGATATGGTGGGTGGATACAAACTAAAAATACAGGAGTTAGTGGCATAACTCCTAAAGGAGAAGATGACATGAGTAATAGAATAAAAGCTAGAGAATTAAATGGCATAGTTTATTATCAAATACCTAAATGGCTTATGAATTTATTTATTGACGGCAAAATATCATCAGGTGCTTTTAAAACTTATGCACTTATGTATGAAAGATTAAGAATGTCTGCAAAAAATAATTGGATTGATAATGACGGAGATGTTTATATCAAATACTCTTATGATGAACTTATAGAAGATTTAAAATGTAACAGCAGAACAACTGTTTCAAATAATCTTAAAGAATTACAAGAACTAGATATAGTAGATAAAGTGAAATGTTTTAGTTCAAGCAATATTTATTATCTTAAAGTTAAAAGTACAGAAGATTGCACTAGTACAAATAATTACACTAGTACAGAAACTTGTACTAGTACAGAAAAGTGTACTGACAGTAGTACAGAAAACTTGTACGCTAGTAAGAATAACTTTAAAAAGAATAACGATAGTAAGAATGATGTTCCTCTTAACGAGGAATCAGTCAATCGTGCTAAGAATTTAGTTGAATTACAAAACATTGCTACAAACTCAACAGGTTTAAATAAAATACAAGTAGATGGAGTAATAAAACCTTGTATTTATAAAGATATAGATTTAACTATTTTGATACAGAAAATAAAAGAATCAGATTTTTTAATGGGTAAATGCATTAATAAACCTACAATAGCACACTTTACACAACTTAGTATGCTTAATAAAATCTTAGCTGATTATTATAAAAACAAGGTTAGTGTGACGGAACAGTCTACAAGTAAAGACCCTTCAAGAAAGAGATTGTGGTAAATATGAAAAATAAACCTGAATACGATTTGCTTTCTTATCTTGTTTTAAAAAATCAGTTTATAACAGATAAAGTTTTTAAGGAGATATATAATTATAAAAATTATTTTAGTTTAGAAGGGCAAAAGTTAGTAGAACTTCTTAAAGACAATAGGAAAAATAAAGAAGTTATAGACATAGAAATATTTTTAAATCTTCCTGAGGACTATACAAGAAAAGTATTAGACAATGGAGATATGGACATTGGAACAGAGTTTGCAACTAAGAGTTATAAAGAACTTCTTACAGAGTTAGAAAAAAATCACGCAAAAGATATAGCACAGAATATTATAAATTCTAACAATGTATCTGAAATAGCAGAGGGAATAGACAAACTAAAAACCGTTTTTACTAAGACTAAGCAAATAAACAAAATAAATCTAAAAGAAGCTTCCCTTAAATTCTTTAAAAATATAGATAACTTAGATATGCAGAATAGTGTAAAAGCTAAAAATTGGTATAGATTTAACAAGGTTGTGAAACTATACAAGGGAGATGTTACTGTTATAGCTGGTAGACCAGGATGTTTACCTGCAGGAACAGAAGTTTTAACAAAAAAAGGTTGGCTTGATATATCAAAATGGACTAATGAAGAAATATTAGAAATAAATTATAAAACTAACACAAACCAAATTGATATAACAGGACAATTTGCAAAACCTCTTATGTATCATAAATATAACACAACTGAGTTTTATAGAATGAAAAATAAAGTTGGAACAATGGATTTAGTAAGTTCAGTAGAACATAGACATCCACATATTTCAGAAAAAGGTTTTTGTAGGGAATTCACAACAAGAGAACTTTATAATTCTTGGATAAATAAAGAGGGCAATCCTCATATAATTAATATTCCAGAAACTTTTGAGTGGTTTGGAAGTGGCATAAATTACAGTGATGAATATATTAGATTAAAAGTTGCAGTTTTTGCAGATGGAAGTTTTTTAAAAAGCAAAGGTAGTAAAAGATGTTATATAAATATAAAAAAAGATAGAAAAAAATTAAGATTAGAAGACCTTTTAGAAAAAAATAACTTAGATTACAGAGTGAAAGAGCATGCTGACGAATATAAAAGATATTCATTTTTAATGGATAACAGAGATAAAGTTTTTAAATATGATTGGTTTTTAAAAACAAATAAACATCAAAGAGAAATTATAATGGATGAACTTAAATATTGGGATAGCTATATCTGTGGAGGTAATAGATTATTTACTTTTTCTACTGTTAATAAAGAAACTGCTGAAACTATACAGTTAATAGCAACTTCTTTAGGATACAGAGCAACTTTAAGAATAGAAAAAAGAGAAAATAAATATAAAAATGACATTATATACAACCTTAATTTTTCTAAAGGAACAAAATATGGATGTAGAACTTTGAAAAAATCCACTGTTAATTCATTTGAAAAAGTTGAAGCAGGGAAATATATGTATTGCTTTACAACAAATACTGGTTTTTTCTTGATTAGACAAAATAATAAAATATATGTTACTGGAAATTCAGGTAAAACAACATTTGCATTATCTCTAGCCTTAGAGTTTGCTAAGAATGGGAGTAAAGGCTTATTTTTCTCACTAGAAATGGGAGAGGAACAAATAATAAACAGAATGATGTCTCAGCTTAGTCTTGTGCCTATAAATAAATTTCAGGACAGTTTTGAAGCTAAGAATTTAAGTAAAGAGGAACATGGCAGAATTACAAATGCAGTTGAAGAAATGCAGAGACTTGCAGATAATCTTCAAATAATCTCAGGAAACTTTTCTAGTGATGACATTTTAGAAATTGCAGAAAATGACAAACCTGAATTTATAATAATTGACTATATGCAGTTATTAAGAGCAACAGAAGGTCGTGGAAGAGTTGAAGAAATAACTTACTTATCTATGGAACTTAAAAGAATAGCTATGAAACTTCAAATTCCTATTATAGAACTTTGTCAGCTTTCAAGAGCAGTAGAGCAGAGAGGAGATAAAAAACCTATATTATCAGACCTTAGAGAATCAGGACAAATTGAACAGGACGCTAGTGTTGTAATAGGAATTTATAGAGAAGCATATTACAACGAGGAAGCAGATCCTGAGGGAATGGACTGTATTGTTCTAAAAAATAGAAATGGTAATACAGGAACAATGCCTTTTAAATTTCTAGGTGCAGTACAAAAGGTTTATGAGGGGGTATAAGAATGAGACTAATAGAATTTGAGAGAATACCCGTACCACAAGGATTACAAGATATTTGCCATAAAGAAAAGGTTTATATGTTGCGATACTATATAAAACTAAATAGAAAACCTTTTAAACATGGACAAGTATTTATAAATAAAAATGATGTTTTAAAATTTTGTGAAAGAAATAAAATCACAATTGAGGAGTTAAAAAAAGTATGGAAGAAAAATTAATTGAATTACTTAAGCAAAAACAGAAATTAATGGATAAACCTACATGTATTTTAATAGACAGAATGAGATTAAGAAAGCTAAAAAGAAAATGATAGCACATTTAATATGCTTTTGTCTTGTAGGAATAGTTTTATATTTTGCAATAAGGGGGATTTAACAAAATGCACAAATCATTTAGGAGATACAGTCGCAACAGTCAAGAACTTATCTATTGGTTAATAAATGATTATGCTTGTAAGTTGCAGGAAATAGAAGTCGGGCAAACAGCAAGTGAATATTATAGATACCAAGCTAAAAAACAATTAAAAAAGCTGTATATGAAGCATATAGGTATAAATCTTAAAGAGTTAAATCCTTTTAAAAATTTCTATGGAGATATGAAAGTTAAAATTGAAGATACTTTAAGTAAAAAAATATCTGATAATTCTAAGACAGAAATAATTTTAAATGATATGGATTTTCTTATGAGACAAGAATTTCAAAAATTAACCCTAGCTTTAGACGGAACTTTCTCGTTATGCTTGAATTTAATGTCTCAAGATAAGGCTAATAAATTTATACAATGGTTATTTGACTATTTGCTAGATAAAGAAATACCAATGCGAAAAGAAATAGTAAATCTATATGCAGAGGCTGAAAATGAAAGATTTATTTATGCAATGTTAAAACATAAAAAATGCTGTATATGTGGCAAAGAGGTAACAGGTCCTCATCATGTAGACAGGGTTGGAACTACTCAATATAAACATGATACAGGACTAGATAAAAGGATATCGCCTTTATGTCCTTATCATCATGCAGAAATAGAAAGTGGAAATTACACTCTTAAAGAATTTCAAAATAAATATTCTACATTTGGATATTTGCTATGCAATGAGGCGCAGATAAAAGAACTTAAAAAAGTATATAAACATCATTTTAAAGCATTTAAGGAGACGGCAGAATGAGAAAATTAAAGTCAGAATTTATAAAAGATGAACAAAAAACAAAAATAATGGAGAATTTTTTTCTTAATACTTTAGGACATAAAAATGATAAAGGTTATAAATTTATAGGAGTTTATTATTATAAAAACTATGAAATATTTTTTGACCATATTCCTGAAAATAAAAGTATTAGTAAGCATATTAGTATAAAAGAAATGAGTAATAAAAGGATAGAACAAAAGGACTTAGAACTTATAGCAAATCATTTTGTAGAAGATAACTATTCTGTTCAATACGGCTTGTTTGATAATAATATGGCTAATATTTGGGAAGAAAAAGGAACTGTCAACTAATGGCTGACAGTTCAAAATGGCTATGTGAAAGTAAATAAAATTTATAAATATAATAATTATATAGCATAACGACGGTTAGGTCAAATCATAAAACGGTTAGGTGGTAGTCAACTAATAGTTTACAATCATAGGAGGAGAAAATGCAGAAAAGAAATAGAAATGAATGGAAGAAAATAGTTACATCTGTAAAAGAAGTTCTAGGAATAGACTATAAAACTAGAGATATATATAATACAAAAGACTTGCAAAGTGCTATAAGAGAAATGGCTTTTATATATGCAAAAGAGAATAGAGAAGATGATATAGCATATAATGCAGAAATAAAATTCTTGCAGTCACAAATTATGGAACTAAAAAAACAAGCCAAAAAATATAGAGATATAGCGGAAGAAACTACAAAGGCAAATAATAATCTTATAAATAAATATGAAAATCAAAAAAGCAAATCTTGGTTACAAAAGTTATTAGGATAGAAGAATAGTGAATGAAGAGGAATACAGATGAGAAAAATAAAACCTAAAATGACTAAAAAAGAAAAAAAAGAGAATAAAAATAGAAAAGTAATAGATAAAATTTTTAGACCTGTACATAATACAGAAATTATATTAGCAACTTTTATAGATTATCTACAAGAACATAGAGATTTATATAACAATAAAGAGACTTATATAAAACCTTATTTAAAAGGATATTTAACTTCTGTTATAAAGAAATTAAAAACCTTTATTCAATATGATGAGGTTATAAAACATAAAGGTTATAACAAAGTTAAAGACATTATAGAAAATAATTTTGAAGAAGAATTAAATTTAGATGTTAAATCTAGAAAAGAATTTTTTGAAAAAGAAAGTGAAGTTAATTGTAGATTATTTAAAACTTATGCATGTGCTTTAACTTGTGTAGGAACAGTCCATGACATGTTTGTCAAAAGAGAAAAAAGTCCAGTCTATAATGAATATAAAGCACAATTAAATAGTATATTAAAAGAATTTAAGATATATGATAATTTTTGGCAAAATGAAGTTGAAAAAATATATGTAACAATAATCTAGGAGGAAAAATTGGAAGCATACAATTTTGAAGATTTAAAAAATAGTAGATTACTTACAGATAAGGAAATAATAAATGATGAAGTAGAAAAAGGACTTCATAGTCATTATGAGAATACAGGGATAGAGCCTATTGACTTTATAATGGCAAACAAATACAGCTTCAATCAAGGAAATGTAATTAAATATATTCATAGAGTAGGTAAGAAAGCTGGAGAAGAAAAAAAGGATATTATAAAAATTATAGATTATGCACTACTTACAGCCTATGAGAAAGGAATTGAAGTAGGAGAACAGGAACTACACAAAACAATTAACAGCAGAATAGAATGGATAGCAAAAAGAAAATAAGGAGCTGAAAGCTGTGGAGATAATTTTACCGATATATATAAATACTAGTAAAAATAAAAAAGTTCTCGTTAGTTTAAATTGGTTTAGAAATGCTCACTATGGAATTAAAGATAAAGTTAAGAAACAATACCATGAAATCGTTTTTGAGCAACTGAGAGGGGCTAGAAAGCCTTTTGATAAGAGAATAGGAGTAAAGTATCAGCTGTGGTATAAAAGAGGCGATTGTGACCTTATGAATGTAGTTAGTGTATTAGATAAATTTTTACTAGACGCATTAGTTCAAGCAGGAATGATAAAAGACGATAATGTAAATAAATATATTTCTTGTCATGCAGAAGTAAGTGGAAAAGATAGTGAAAATCCTAGATTAATTTGTATTATAGAAGAGGTGGAATAAATGAGGGATATTTTTTTATTCATTATAGTTTGTTTAATATCTGTTTTTTTAGCATTGATTTCAATATACTTAGAAAAGCGTAGCGATGATAAGCGAGAACAAAAAACAAAAGAATGGTTAGAAAAAGACTTAGAGGAGTAAAATATGAGAACTAAAATGACAACTGAAATTATTTGTCCACACTGCGGGGCAAAACAAGAAAGAGGAATTAGAAATATAGAAGTTTACTCTATAACATATACAGAAACTGAATGTGAAAAATGTGGAAAAGAATTTCTTTTTAAAGCAAATATATTTTATTCAAGTAAAAAACATGAAGCAGGCATAAAAAGTGATACGGAGGAACAGTGATTATATTTAAATGTAGTAAATGTAAGGCATATCTCGGAAAAATTGAGGATATGAACAAAATAGAACTCAAAGCTAAAAGAGGAGTAATTATAGAAAATAATTCTTTTATACTTAAATGCAAGTGTGGAGAGATTACTAAAATAGATATGACACCATTTTTGAATAAAAATGTAAGTAAAAAATAAATCTTTAGTATTAAATTACTAAGGATTTTTTTATTTAACTACAATAAATATTAGGAAAAAACTTGACATTGTACGCATACAATGTTATAATATATTCAAGAGGGGAGGAAAAACAATATGATTGACTTTCTAGGGAAGATTCTTGTGATAGTTGAAACCATTAAATTGATTTATCAGATATTTAAATGGTTTCAAAATTTCATAAGGAGGCACAAAGGGCATTAAGCCCTTTCCTCCCTTCCCCTCTAATTATTTAGGAGGTGTTAAGTATGAGCGATAAAATATGGCATGGACTTCTTATATTTGTTTTAGTGGGCAAAACAGTAGAATATTCATATAAACTATATAAGTGGTATGTAAATAAAAAAAATAAGAACTCTGAAAAATAGATTTCAAAGTTCTTATTTATTGATTAACTTTCTAGGTACTTAAATTATAAGTTATTTTTCGTAAAAAGTCAATGGAGGGACAAAATGGAAAATAGAAGAAAATTATCTTACAGAAAGCCTTCTAATAGAGGTGGAGGGCAATTTTCAATAAATATTCCAAAAGAATATATTGAAAAAATGAATATAACAGAGGAAGATAGAGAAGTTGTTATATCTTTTAATGAAAAAACAAAAGAAATTACTATTAAAAAAATTTAAAATAATATTAACAAACTATTGAAAATTAAAGAAAAAACATATATAATATAGATATAAAATTAAATACCAAAGGCTGTAACACAAAGGCTAGAAATATACTCAAGTAAATTGGGTACTTTTCTAGCCTTTTTTATTTACAACGAAAGGAGGAACGGTGAAAGAGATTAGAGAACTGAAAACAAAGTTAATAAGCCTAGATGAGATTACACCATACGAAAATAATGCTAAGGAACACCCAGATTGGCAGATTGCACAGATAAAAAATTCAATAGAAAGATTTGGATTTAATGACCCAATAGCTGTGAATGAAAACATGGGAATAATAGAGGGACATGGAAGATATCTAGCTGCAAAAGAGCTAGGACTAAAAGAAGTGCCTTGTATTATTCTTAGTGGAATGACAGCAGATGAAGAGAGAGCCTATAAAATTGCTCATAATAAACTTACAATGAATACGGGATTTGATTTAGAAGTCCTTGAATATGAATTAAATGCTTTAAAGGTAGAAGATTTTGATTTATCTTTAACAGGATTTGAAGATACAGAAATTGAAAATATTCTAGATAAAGATGATGAAGAATTATTAGACCTAGATAATGATGATACAGAAAATGACGAAAAGCAGTTCGGGGGGGTTATATTTGTCCTGAATGTGGGCATAAAGCTAAAAAGAGTGATTTTTTAGAGTGTGATATAGATGGCTAAAAGATATCTAGACAAGTATTACACTCCAGTATCTGTAGTAAAAGCTGTTCTTAAAGTTGTAGAAAAGAAATCATGCCTTTGGATAAATTCAGCAGAATAATAGAACCTAGTGCAGGGGACGGAGCTTTTTTAAAATTATTACCTAAGACAGCGATAGGATATGACATCGCCCCAGAATACGATGGAATAATACAAGGTGATTATCTTAAACAAGATATTCCTTATATGGAAAACAGTATTGTAATAGGAAATCCACCGTTTGGAAGAAGTGGGACTTTAGCAAAAGATTTTATAAAGAAAAGTATGGAACATTCTGATTATGTGGCTTTTGTTATTCCTGGAGATAATTATAAAAGAAAAAGTTCTATAAAAGGAGTTAAACTCTTTAAAACATATATGCTTCCAGAAGTTAAATATAGTGGAGTGGCATTAAAATGTTGCTTCAATATTTATTGTAAAGGCGAAGAGGAAGTTAAAAAAATAAAAAATGTAGAAATATATGAGTTTGGAAGGACTAAAGATACTACATCGGCAGAAGAAAAAGAATATCTGGAAAAAGAATGTGATTATAGAATAATAAGTTTTGGTACTGTGGGAATTATAGAGAAAAACGAAAAAACAAGAGTTCAAGAATTAAAAATATTATTTAAAAGCAAGGTTAATTTTAAACCTATTCTTGATAAATATTTAAAAAAGAAATCGGAAATTAGTGTATCAGCAACATCTATTTCTAAACAAGATATTATAGATTTAATATGGAATACATATCCAGAATTAAGAGGTTAGCTATGGAAAGGAAACCCAAAATCTGTATAAACAGAGATAAATTTACAGGACAATATAGATGTCGTGTAAGAGTAAATGGAAAAAATAATCATATTGGATATTTTAGAGAGGCAGATAAAGCCTACCATGAGGCATTGATATTCATAAAAAATATAAAACAGCAATAAATGAGGTGGTGATGTGGCAAAAATACGCGACCCTGCAAGAGATGAAGCTAAAAAAATATATCTTGAGAATAAAGGTATAACAAATAGAGAAATTGCAAATAGATTAAATGTAGATGAAAAGAAAATAGCTACATGGAAATATAGAGATAACTGGGATAATACATCAAAAAAAAAGAATGTAGTACAACAAAATAAAGGTCGTAGTACTACAAATAAAAAAAAACAAATTGCTAAAGCTAAGGCAATGGTTATTAGTGGAAGTACATTAAAAGAAGCAAGCGAACAAACTTCGGTAAATCTAAGAACTTTAGAAACTTATTCAGCTAAAGAAAAATGGATAGACCAACAGGAAAAATTTATGCAAGAAGTATATAAAGAAATTCAAGAATTTTATACCAAACAGCATATAGAAGATAGAAAGTTATCTGTAACATTACTACATAATTTAATGGTTAAGACTTTTTCTGAAGAAAGACAAGGAACTATTGATATAAAAAAAGTTGCACTTAGAGAAAGTATAGCAAATTTATTTATTAAGTCTATAAAAGGTCAATCTGATATTTTAGGAATACCTGAAATGAAAATGTACATCAGACAAGATAAAGAGGATAAGGAAGAAAAAATCAAAGATAGGGTTATAAATATTAAGGTGATTAAGTAATGGAAGAAATAGATTTAGAATTTGGGGAACATTTTGCAAATATATTTCAAGAAAATGACTTTGATATTCTTCTTATGATTGGAGGATATGCAAGTGGAAAGAGTTTTACAGGATTTTTAAAAGTTGCATTACTCGGAGCATTAGAAAAAAGAAGAATACTAGTTGTAAGAAAAGTTTATGCCACTTTAAAAGATAGTTGCTTTGAAGATTTAAAAGAAGCTATTTCTACACTAGGAATGGATGATGAATGGAAATATATAAAATCTCCATATGAATTTGAAAATAAGGTTACAGGAACAAAAATTATTTTTAAAGGAATGGACGATTGGAGAAAGTTAAAATCTATTAAAAATATAGACCTTATTCTTATAGAAGAAGCAGACGAATTAACCTTAGACGATATTAAAGAACTTAGAAAGAGATTAAGAACTAATAATATCAGAAGTAAAATTATTTTCATGTGTAACCCTGTTTCAAGGCTTTCATCAATTTATAGAATGTTCTTTACAGAAGAGGGATACAACATAAGTGAAGAAGAATTATATAGAAAAAGACAAATTAAATTTATAGATAAAATTCAGCTTGAAAATGGAGAAGAATTAAAGCAAACAGTAATAATACATCATTCTACATATAGAGATAATCCATTTTTGCCTAAGAATTTTATATATGAACTTGAAAGTGAAAAAGACCCTCGTATTAAAAGAATTGCTAGAGACGGTAAATTTGGAGCTGATGGAGATTTAGTTTTATATAATGCTGTATTTGAAGAAAATGTATATGAAAGATATGTTAAGGATAAACTTACTAAAAGGGACGAATACAGAGGTATTGACTGGGGACATTCTATTTCATATACCTGTGGGTTGAAAATGGCAGTTAATAAAGTTCTAAATGAACTGTATGTATATTGGGAATATTATGATAAAGGTAAAAATACACAAGAGTTAATGCAAGGATTACAGTCTTTAAAAGATAATAATATTCCAATTTATGCAGATAGTGCTTCATCTCAAACAATAGCAGATTTTTATGATGAGGGATTTAACATTGACGGAGCAACAAAAGGAAAAGGCTCTGTTGAATATCATGAACAGCTATTAAGAAGTTTTTCTAGAATAGTAATTGATATAAATAGATGTCCAAATACTAAAAAAGAAACTGAAGAATGTGTATATAAGAAAGATAAAAATGGAGAAATTCAAGCAGGAAAATATAATCTTGACGCACACAGTTTTGACGCAATGAGTTATGGACTAGAAGAATATGATTTTATACCTTTAAAAAATAGACTTAGAAAGAAAAAATATATTGGTATTTAGGAGGTGAGAAATGGCAAAAGATAATAAAGATAAAAAAGAAATTATTACATCAGCAGTTATTAAATTATTTAGCGAAAGTTCTCCTGAAACTAATAAGATAACAGATGAAACAATAGATAGGTTACTTTTAGATATTGATATTAGTTCAGCACTTAATAAAATTGAGAGAGAAACAGCAGGAAGAGTATTAAGTGTTATAGCTGAAAATCCTGAAAATGACGAACAAGCAAAAGAAATTAATCAAAGATTTTCAAATATAAAATTTAATAGAATTATAAATCATTTAATAACTGCAAGATATTATGGATATAGTTGTTTTGAGATAGTCTATAATGAAGATTTTACAATTAATTCACTAGTGCCTATTCCATATAAGTATATTACATATAAGACATCTGATAAAAAATGGGTATTAAGAATAGGAACAAATGAAACTGATTTAAACAGAGATAAGTTCTTATTATGTATTCATAAATGGAATCCTGCACAGCCGACAGGAAAAACAATATTTGAAAGTTGCCAACAAGCATTTTTAGATAAAGAGATGTTCTCAAGACAATTAAGAGGACTAGCAGAAAAATATGGAGATACCATTATAGTATTCCCGTATGATGAAAACCTTGATGAAAAAGAAGCTGCTGAAATTGGTAAAACAGTTCTAAATGCTAAAGGTAAAAATGCAATAGGTGTTCCAGTTAATAGAAATCATTCTTTAAAAGATAGTTTTGAATTTATAAGATTATCCGATTTAGACCCAGAGATATATACAAAATTATATGCAGTAGAAAAAGAAAAACTTATTCAAAATCTTTTAGGCTCTACATTAACACTTGAATCAAGTAGTAAAAATGGGAGAGGTACTCAAGCTCTAGGAGAGATACATGAAGAGGGATTTGAACAAGTAGTACAAGAAGTATGTAATTTCTGTTCAGATAGCTTATATCAGTTAATACAGCTTGACAGTGAGTATTTTGGATATGACGCAACTTTATTTACTTGGAAACTTGAAAAAGTAGTTACTGAGGAAGAACAAGCTGAAATTGATAAAAAACAGCAAGAGTTTATTGGAATAAAACTAGATAATATCAATAAACTTTCAACAGCAGGTTATGAATTAGAAAATAAATATCTTGGAGAATACTTAGGTATAGATTATACAAAGATATTAAAAAAAACTAATTCAGTTATAAATATAAAAGAATTTGCTGAAGAAGAGGATAAGAAACTATTTAATACTATTGAGGGAGCAAATACATTTAATGCTTATGTTCTTGCAAAGTTAGATAAGTTTACAGAGGATATTTCACAACAAATTATTGAACAAGTAATGAATATAAAAGAGGGAGATGATTTTGTACTCAACTTAGATTATTCAATGCTTGAAGATGATTTAATAATTTCAAGAATAAAAGGTTTCAGTAATTCAAGATATACAACTTTTAATGAAGTTATAGAAGAATTTGACCCATTCAAAATGAAGTTTGAGGAAGCTATAAAATCATTCTTAGATAAAATGCCTGTATTGTATGACATGATAGAGGAAGTAACAGAAGATGTCAGAGCAAATTTTATATGGCTTAAAAAATCAAATGATTTAGAAATTACTACAAGATTATTTGATAGTATGAAGAAATCTCTTGAAAATGGGACTACATTTAAGCAATGGGTAAAAGATTGTGAGGAAGCTATAAATAAAGCTGGATTAGGTAAACAAGGTTATTACTTAGAAAATGTTTATAGAACTAATATGATGACACAATACAGCATTGGAAACTATAAACAGCAAATGGAAGTTGTAGAAGAGTATCCATATTGGGAATATTCAGCAATAGAAGATAATAGAACTTCTAATATATGCAGACAGCTTGACGGAGTTGTAAAAAGATATGATGATTCGTTTTGGAGTGCATATTATCCACCTAATCATTTTCATTGCCGTTCAACTGTGATTTCTCGTAATAAAGAGGAACTTAAGAAATATAATCTTAAAATCTCTAAAGATGTTTTTGAAGTAGATATAAAAGGATTTAAAGGTAATCCTGCTGAAAGCTACTGGAATAATATAAAAATGACGGCAGGAGAAAAAGGCAGACAAGGAACTTTTAAATGGGAATAAAAGTATCAGGAACAGCTTCAAAGAAATTAAAAGAGATTTTAAAGAGATGTAGAAATCTTAAAGAGCCTATGACGAGAATATCTGTTGACATGAAAAATGAGATTCGTGGAAATATTGATGAACAACATAGTTTTGACGGAACTAAGTGGAAACAATCTAAAAGAGCAAGTGAAGAAGGTGGTAAGACTTTAAAAGATACTGGCAGACTTTATAACTCTTTTAGAAATACAGTAGGTAGAAATTATGCAAGAGTTGGAACTAATGTTATATATGCTAGGACATTAAATCAAGGAGCAGATAAAGGAGAGTTTGGAAAGGTATATTTTACTGTTCCGCAGCATACAAGGCGAATAAAAAAATATAAAAAAAATGGAGAGCTTTCCAAGTATAAAAGAAAAATTACAGTTCATGCTCATTTAAGAAGAGCAAAAGTTCCTTGGGGAGATATACAAGCATATAGATACATGGGTATTAACGAAGAAATGAAAAGAAAATACATAGCAATTTTAAAAAAATATATTATTAAAGGACGGTAAAAAAAATGAAAATTACAGCTATTACATTAAGACAACCAAAAGAAAATAAAGGAAATTTAAAAGCTTATGCAGATGTAGTTATTGAAAATTGTTTAGTTATAAGAAATTTAAAACTAATTCAAACAAAAGAAAAAATAATTTTATGTTTTCCATCAAGAAAAGTAAAGGAAAGCTTCAAAGATATAGTACATCCAATTACAACTGATTTTAGAGAACAAATTACAAATGAAGTTGTAGCAAAATATAAAGAATTAAATAACTAAAGAAAGGAGGGATAATATGCCTAAAATATTTAAAGCAGGAAATTATGGTAAAAAAGGAAATTATTCTACTGATACTTTAAAATCTTGGATAGGGAAAGAGTTTAATATTACAGCAGGACATATTGGAGATTGGGTAAATAATGGTTATCCAGTAACAGCTATTCCTATTGCAGGAAGTTGTAAAGTTACTGATGTAGATAATGATGGTTTTCTTATAGGGGAATTTTCTTATAATTCTTTTGGTGAAAGCATTAAAGAACAATATCCTAATCTATCAATAGGAATAGGAGAAAATGGAGAGCCTAATCATTTGGCAATGCTTGGATATGCTCCACCACACATTAAGGACCTAGATAAATCATTTAGTGAATTTTCTCAAGATTTAACAGCTTTGGAAAAAACAGAAACAATAGAATTTGCAGAGGGAGAAGATGAACAAAGCAAAATTGATGAGTTTGTAGAGTATTTAAAAGGTATTGACCCTACAAAAGTAAAATTGCAAAATCTATTTGATGTAATGTGGGGAAAAGATAACGAGAAATATTATGCTGAAAAATTAAAAGAAGCAGGATATACAGTTGAAAAAACAACAGAATTTTCAGCAGATACTTTAAAAACTATTGCAGATACTCTAGGAATGATAGTTACTAATAAACCTGTAAATAACTTAACACCTGAAGAAATTTATTCAAGAGCGAAAGCAGAGTTTACAAGAGAAGCAGAGAGAGAAGAAACTAAGAAAAAAATAGTTTCTATGTTCCCGCCAGTAATGAAACCTTTAATGGAATTTGCTATTGATAAAGCATTTGAGGAGGCAGAATATTCTAAAATTATTGAATTTTCTGAAACTGAAAAATCTACAATGGCAGAAAAATTAAAGGAATTTGCAGAAAGTGACAGTCCATTCAAACATTTATTTGAAAACATTACTAAAACAGCAGAGTTTACAGAAGAAAATGAAGAAAAAAATACAAAGACAAGAATAGGAGGATATTATGAGTAATTTAGTTAAAAATGTTACTGAATTTGATACAAAAGTTTATAAAATTTCAGGACCTTTAGGTAAAAATTTTATGTTAAAACAGTCAGAAGGGAAAATTGAAATAGGGCAACTATTATCGTATGATGCAGAAAGTGGGAAACTAGTTAAATATACAAAAACAGAAAAACCTGCTTTCACAATAGCATTATCAGAGGCAGATAGTACATCAGAAGATGTTCCTGTATTAGTTGCAGTACCAGGAACAGTATTTAATTCAGCAGAAATTAAAGGTGCTACTTTAACAGATGATTTCAATGTAGTAAAAGAACTATGGGGAAATGGAATAACTTTAGAGGAGGTAAAATAATATGGCATTAACAAGAGAACAAGAAGCATGGGTTGGAGTATATGGAGAAATCCCTCATGTAGTAAACAGATTTTTCACAAGAAGAATTAAAAGAGGAAAAATTCCTTATGTAACAAATATGACTACAATTAACTTTGAAGTAGTAAAAGAATTTGCAAGAAAAGCTAAGATTTTACAAAGAGGAGCAGAGTTCCCTACTGCAAAATTAAATGGAAGTGTAATTCAATCAGTTACACCTGAAATTATAAAAGATAGTTTCCCATTCTTTGCAGAAGACCAATTAAATAGACCAGTAGGTGTTCCTATCTATGTAAATGGTAAAAAAGTAGATAACAGAACTTATGAAAGAGATAGAAGAATTGCAGGATTAAAACAATCTATTGAAACAGTTCAAGAAGAAATTTCAGCAGGTGTTTTCTTAAAAGGAACTTATAAATCTCCTGATACAAAAAATGAAGTTAAATATACTTTTGGAAAAGAAACACAAGTTAAAAAAGCGGATATAAAAGAATGGGCTATTTGGTTAACACAGCAATTAAATGAATTTTCAAAAAACAGAAAAGTTTCTGCTTCTGAAATCTTAGTAGGAGAAAAAGTATTTTATGAAGTTCAAAAAGCATATAATACATCTTCAAATAATGTAATTCCTGCACAAGTAACAAGAGTTCAAACAGAAGATAAAGATTTTGAATTACATTTAAATGTATTTGGATTTGACTTAGTAATGATACCACAAGTTACAGGAACAGATGGTGCTTTAATAGATTGCTCTAAAAAAATTGTTATATACAATGATTTAGCTTTCTTACCTGCTTATGCTGGACTTGTAAATGTTACAGACGGAGTATCAACTATGGAAGCAATAGATGTTTTAATTAGAGAAACATCAGCGAATGAAAAAACAGGAGAAGCAGAAACTCTTGGAGAATCAGGATACTGTCCTATCGTTGTAAATCCTTCTCTGATTAAAATAATTGAAGTCCAAGATTTAACATAAAAAATTAGAGGGGATTTATTCCCCTCTCTCTTATAAGGAGAAATTATGAATAATGTTAATATTCCTAAAATAAAGATTGAACATTTTGAAGAAGTCTATATTGAACATGTTTCTGATGTGTTAAGAATCACAAAAGATGAATTTAAGAAAAAATTAGAAGATGATAGTATAACATCTTTAAATAAGAAAGCTGAAAGATTCATTACTACATATCTTAAAAATAGAATTGAAAGTCTTACAGAAGATAACTGGTATGCTGCTAAAGAACTATATATTCAATGGAAATTATTTGAAGGTATAGAACTGGAGAAAGAAAGTTTGGATAAAAAAGAAAGCCTTTTGGAGCTTCTGGAACTATTTAGGCAGGAAGTTATGGAGCTTGAAGAAGATAGTACAGACAAGAAGAAAAAAATAGCAAAAATCATTGTGGTTGGGTGATTACATGATTAATAAAAGACTTGAACATTTTAAAAGATATTTTGAAGAAAAAAACAATAAATGGAGAGTTTTTTATAAAGAAGAACTTCCTGAAAATATTTCTCCAAAAACAATTTATTTTGTTATTACAGGTGAAGAAATAGTAAAAAAACAAAAAACAATAGATTTTTCAATTTTTTATATTATATCTAGGGAAAAAGATGGACTTCTTAATTTTAGAGATGAAATAAAAAACTTTATAAAAAATGATTTATCCAAAGAATTTGAAACATCTAATTTCTTTTGTAATAGTGGATATAGAATATCATATTCCATAGATGAGGAAAGAGATACTTTGAGAATTGTTGAAATTCAATGTACTTATGACAATACAAAAGGAATTTTAGATGAAGAAAAATTCATGGATATAGAAATATTAAATGACAGATACATTTTAAATGAAAAATAGGAGGTAGAAATGGCAGCATTAAATGGTAAATGTAAATTTCAGTTAGAATTTATAGAAAGAGCCGCCGTTGGAGTTTCTAAGAGTGTGAGAGGTGTTCTTGGTGTTATTTTGTTTGATACTACTAAGGAAAATTTCACTAAAAAAGAATACTATTCGGCAGTTGATATAGATGAAAAAGATTGGACAAAAGATAATTATACAGCTTTAAAAGCAATGGCATTTAGAGGAAATCCTTTTAAAGTTGTAGTATATAAGGCTACAAAAGAAAACTTCAAAGATGTTTTAAAGCAAATTGCTTTAGAAGAACCTAATTATCTTGTATGTCCATTTACTACAGGAGAAGATAAGCCTGAAACAGTAGTTTCTGACCTAGAAACATGGATAAACTCTATAAGAAATATAGAAACAGTAAAACTTGGTAACAATACATCTACAATAAAATTAATCGTAGCTTCATCAGCAAAACCTGATAAACCTTGGATAATTGACTATGATGTAAGACAAACAGCTCATACAATAGTAGATTTTGAAGAAAAAGCATATACAGCTCAAGAGTATACTTTATGTATTGGTTCTTTATGTGCAGGAGCTCCTTTAAATAGTTCTATAACTAATATGGAGCAATCTTGGTTAAAAGCATTTACAACAACAGTAGATGATGAAAATACAGCTATTGGAGAAGGAAAATTACTTACATCTTTTGATGGAAGTAAATATGTAATTCTAAGAGGTATAACATCATTTACGACTGCAACAGACAGCATGAATAGAAGTTTTACAAAAATAAGAAAAATGGAAATCATGGATCTACATCAAAAAGATATAAGAAATACATTCATAAACTCTTACAGAGGAAAATATCAAAACATTTATTCAAATAAATTGTTATTCCTTGGAGCAGTTAATGCTTATCTTGCAACATTCCAAAAGTCAGGACAGTTAGATCCTGCAAATGAAAATAGAATGAAAATAGATATTGAAGCTGTAAGAAATTGGATTATATCTAAAGGAACATATAAAGGAAAACCTATTACAGAAGAAGAAGCTAAAAAATTAACTGAGTATGATTTATGTAGAGCTAATACAGATGATATTGTGTTTGCATATATCCCAGACTATAAGCCAACAGATGTAATGGAAGATTTTCAAGGGGAAGCATATTTATAAAAGGAGGAGTAAAAAATGGCAGATTTTGTTTTTAAAGAAACTGATGTCGTTTCAGGAAGCTTTGGTAAATGCTATATAAATGGCAGACACTGGGCTGAAATATCAGAATTTGAGGCTAAATTAAAACTAGACAGTAAAGATGTTCTTTTAGCAGGTGGACAAAAAGGTAAAAAGAATACATCTTCATCAATAGAAATTAAAATTAAACTTCAAAAAGTATTCTCTACTGAAATTGAACTTCTTAAATCAGTAGTTTCAGGAATGCTAAATCCTATGACAACTATAAATATACAGCTTGATGATCCTGAAGCAAGAGGAGCAGAAGCATTAGCTTTTAATGATTGCATATTTACAGGAGATATTGACTTAGGTTCATTTAAGAATGGAGAACTTACAGAAAGAGAGTTCACTCTATCATGTGTACCAGACAGAATTGAAGTTCTTGAAAGTATAGCAGATGTATAATATTTTTAGATATTGATAATTAAACAGGTATGATTATTAACAACTTAATCATACCTATTTAATAAATTTTATTAAACAAGGAGATTAGTTATGAAAATAGAAGCTTTAATGCACAATGCAGAAAAAATAAAAAACAGAGATAATATAAAAAGAACTCAAAAAAAGGTCTTAATTAAAAGATTTTTAGAATTTGGAATTGAAGAACCTTATGTAATTTTTGAAAAACCTACAACAGCACAAGTACTTGCTATACAGGAACATAAGAAAGATGTTTATGCAATATCTCAATGTATGATAATGCCTGATATTAATAATGCAGAACTTCAAAAAACTTTTGGAGTAAATAATGCAGAAGCACTTGTAAAAAAATTATTTACAGAAGAAGAAATACAAGATATGTCATCTATTCTAGGAGAAATGATGATCTCAAGAAACAAAGCACAAGTTATAGATGATATAAAAAACTAATAAAAACAGATTCTGATTTATTCAGAATTTGTTACTGGGCTTTAAAAGGTCATAATATCTTTGGAAAACCTTTAGTAAGATTAAGACCTATTGAAAAATTATTTCTTGACGCATGTTTTAAATTAGAATGTGAAATAAAAGGAGGTAAAAAATAATGGCTGAAAGAGAGTACATTGAGATTCTTACCTCTGTAAATGGAGAAGAACAAGTTGAGAATTTAGGAAATAAAATAGATACCCTAGGTGATAAAGCTAAAAATGCAGGAAAAGACCTTGATAATCTTAAAAATATAGCAACTAAATATCTTAGTATAGCAGCAATAGGAATTGGAGTTAAAAAGGCTACTGATATATTTGTTGCTTTTGATGATGAGATAAGAAAAGTTCAAGCTACATCAGGGGCAACAGCTGAGCAAATGGATAATCTTAGAAATCAGGCAAAAGAGTTAGGAAGAACTACTAGATGGAGTGCTAGTGAAGCTGCAGAAGCTCAATTTGAATTTGCTAAAGCAGGTTTCCAAGCTAATGAAATTTATAATGCTACTCCTGGAATATTAAACACAGCCACAGCAGGTCAATTATCTTTAGCAGAAGCAACAGAAATCACAGCAGGAACATTAAGAATGTTTAATTTAAGTGCTAGTGAAAGCCAAAGAGTAGGAGATGTTTTAGCACAAACTGCTAATGCTTCTACAACTGATATTAGAGGACTAGGAGAATCATTAAAATATGCAGGGCTTGGAGCACATGGGTTTAAGATGTCTTTAGAAGAAACAGCAGCTGTACTTGGGGTTTTAGGTAATAGAAAAATAGATAGTTCTATGGCAGGTACAGGATTAAGAGCTGTATTTTCAACTTTAAAAGATAAAAACAAAGCCAAAATATTAATTGAAGCAGGTGTTCAACTTACAGAAAATGGAGAATACAGAAATTTCTTAAAAATATTTGATGATATTAAAAAGAAAACAGCTGAAATGGCTCCTGCACAAAGAGAAAGTTTCCTTGACCAAGTATTTGGAAGAGAAGGAGGACTTGTTATTTCAGGCTTAATGGCAACACCTCAAGCTGAATTAGATGAACTCTTAAATAAATTAAATGAATCAAAAGGATATTCACAACAAGTTGCAGAAGTTTTTGACAGTGGACTTGGTGGAAGTTTTAAAAATCTTCAATCAGCAATAGAAGGTGTTTCAATTTCATTTATAGAAGTTTTAGCACCTACTTTTATTACTGTAACAAACATAACAACATCTACTATTAATACATTTACTACATTTTTAGAGTGGTTAAACTCAGGTAGTACAGTTGCAAATATTTTTATGTTTACTATTACTGGAGTTACAACAGCTCTTATAGCATATAAAGCAACTACAACAGGTGTATATGTCGCTACTTTATTATTAAGTAAATCATCTTTATTACTAGCCGGAGCAAAAGGGACTTTAGCTGCAGCTTATGGAATAGTTCAATTAGCTGGTGGAGGTTTTGCTGGTGTTTTAGGTTTAATTAATGTCTTAATGCTACCAACAGCAGGAATTATAGGAATAGTTGTCGGAGCAGTAGCAGGTTTAGGAGCAGGATTTTATTTCTTGTATAAAAGATCTGAAACTTTTAGAAAAGGTGTTCAGTGGCTTATTAGTGAATTAAAAACTTTATGGGGATATATTAAGAAGTTTACAGGATTAGGAATTGTTATAGATGTTGGTAAATCTGCTGTAAATGGTATAAAAAATTTATTTGGATTTGGTAAAAAGAAAAATCAAACTCTTCAAGATACAGCACAAGATGAAGTTAAAAAAACAAATGCTGTTATTGGAGATATGCCACAAACTGCAGGAGAAAATACAGATTATTTATTACTTAGTGGTGGAGCTACTAAGAGCACTGATAACTATAAACATAACGGATATTACTTAAAAGGCTCTAAAGTTATTAATAATTCTTCTAACACTTCTTCAAATGTTTACTCTGAAAATGTTTCATCTGAAAATAAAGTTCCTGAAAAAACAATGGAGGAAAAAATTCTTGATACTCTTTTATCTATAAAAGATTTATTAAGTTCTAAAAATTCAGATAATTCAAGAGTTCAAATTAATGTTTCTAAGAATGATAAAGAAGACATTATTTCTCAAGTAGTAGAAGATTTAACAATAGCACTAGGTAATATGTAGGGGGTGAGAATAATAGTAAATGAAGCACTAGAAAGATTAAAAAAGACAAGTATTCTAGCAAATGTTGACCCTAAAACACAATTATCAGAGTGGGCAACACAAAAAATAACAGGTGGAGTTGCAAGTAATGTTAATTCACTTTTAGGTAAAACAGGACTTTTAAATAAAGTATATGCTTTTTCAAAAATAATGAAAAATATACAAATATCAGTTGCAGAAGAACGAAATGGTGTTGAATTATCTATATTCAAATTTCCTATTGTTCCTGCAAAAATAAATTTCTCTGCAAATAATATAGAACAATCAGTAGATACAATAGCAGGTAAAATAAACTACATTAAAGATACAGATTTTCATACAATTTCTTTTTCTTCTTTCTTTCCGTCTGTATACTATCCTTTTTCATCAAACTATGAATTATTTGGCATAGATTGTGCAAACACATTAGAGGAATTAAAAATAAAAAAATCTCCACTTAAATTAGTTATCACAGGTATTGGTATTGTTCAAAAGGTATATATTACTAAATTTGAATACAGTACAACATCTGAAGGAGATATTGAATTTACTATTGAGTTCAAAGAAGCAAAAGACCCAAGTATTTATGAGAACGAGTCAAAATTCTATTCATTTAAACCGTCTGCATTTAACTTGAGCAAGTAGGTGGTAGATATGAAAAGAGTTTATTGTATAAAGAATACAGCAAGTCAGACAGTAGATATAACTAATATCGTAAAAGACGGTATGAAATTAAAAAAATCTATAAATGAATTTGCATGGATTTTAGATTTACAAATAACAAGAAACAATATTTTCAATGATATAGAAATTGGAGATATTATTGTTGTTAAGTTAGATAACAAAGAAATATTTTCAGGAATTATAATTTCAGGAGATATTACAAGCTTGACATTTAAGGCAGTAGATTATGCTTGGTACTTTAATAAAAATGAAGAAATATATCAATTTGAAGATATTGAAAGCTCTATTGTAGTAAGAAAGTTAATTGAAACTTTTGGTGGGAAAACAGGAAATATTGAAACTACAAATACAATGATAGATAAAATCTACTTTGGCAAAACTCTAGGAGCAATCATCAAGGAGATTATAAAAAATATAAAGGACTTAGAAAATCAAGATTTTAGATTTTTTTATAGAGATACAAAATTTCATTTTGAGAGAAGTAAAAAAAATAAATTTCTAAGAAATCAGTACACACCTTTAGAGAGCTTGAGAGCTGTTTTAAACGACTATTCATTTAATGCTTTAAACTATATCAAAGAGCCTAAGAGAACGCAGTCTATTGAGGAAATGCACAATTCTATCAAGGTTTATAAGACATCAGGAAAAGAATATATTCAAATGAGTGGAGCAAAAGATAAAGGAAATATTGATAAATATGGATTAATGCAAAAACTTGTATCTTATAAAGATAATGACCTTAATGGAGGAAATATTACAGCAGATAGTATTTTATCACAAGAAAATAAGGTTAAAGAAACAATATCTCTAGAAATTCCTACTTTAAGTGAATTTGTTTTTGATGGAGAACTACTAAAAATAAATTATCAAGATTATGGAATAAATGGAGTATATGAAATTATAAGTATTACATATACTTTCAGTAATCCTGAAACTATGTTTAATTGCACAATGCAATTAGAGAAGGTGAACTAATTATGAATAAAACAGAAAAATATCATAAAAGCATTGTGAAATTAGCAGAAATCATAAAGAAAAGAGATAATCCTTTATGGATTGGAGCTGTTACAGGAGAAGTCGTAAAAGCTCCTCCTGAATTAGAAGTTAAACTTGAAAATGGAATTATTATAAAAAATCATAAAATTATGATTAGTATAGAAAAAATTGTAGGTTATAAAAGAGAGTTTTCACTTGAGGGAACTATAAATGATATTACTATTAATGCTACAACATCAAACCAACCTTGTGGACTAGGAGCAACAAATCCTCATGGAACTATACAAGGGGCAGGAAATTATAAAACAGTTGGAAGTATTACATGGACAGACACATTAAAAGTAGGAGATAAAGTTCTTATGTTACCTACAAATAAAGAAGAATATTTTTATCTAATAGACAGGGTGGTGAGATTATGACATTGCCTATAAGCTATTTAAAAATTAATGATAATATAGCTGAAATTGAAGCAGAAAAAGAAATACAAGCAGAAGAAACTATAAAAGAAAAAGATGTTATCTTTGATTTTGATAAAGGAGAATTTGTATATAACGGACTAGAGCCTAGCAGAACATATGACAAAATTGAAATTATAAAACAATGGATAAAAAAGCTGTTCTACACTGAAAGAGATAGATGGAACTGCTATATAAAAGATATGGGATACCCTTTTGGTATAAATCTTTATAAATATAGAGGACAACAGCTATATCCTGATATGGACTTAATAGAGCTTATAAAAGATGATATTTACAACTCTTTATTAAATCATAAAGATATAAAAGAAGTTCATTATCTGCAGCTTATACAGATAGATGACAAAATGTATTGTGGATTTATTATTGAACTTGAAGATACAGCCTTTGAGGTAGAGGAGGTGCTTAAAAATTAATGGCAGAATTAGAAAGAATAAATAAAAAAGTTGAAGATATGGCAGAGATGATTTCTTATAATACCTCAAAAGGAAGTTTTGCAAGAGATATAATAACATCTTGTGCAATTGAAATGGTAAAAGAAGAAGATGATTATTCCGAGCAACTGGATAAAAGACTTATTGATACAGCAACTGGAACAGATTTAGATGTTTCTTGTGCTGATAAGGCTATTACAAGAAAAGAAGCTGTAAAATCTACTGGAAAAGTTAAAATTACAGGAGTAAATGGAAGTATCATAAAAAAAGGATATATTGTTATTAATTCATCTACTGCAACAGAATATGAAGTTCTTGAAGAAAAAACAATAGAAAATATCTCTACAATAGTAAATATTCAATGTACAAAAGCAGGAGTAATAGGAAATTGTGAAGTAGGACAGATAAATAAATTTGGGCAAGAATACACTGGACTATCTCGTGTAGAAAACTTAGAGAACATCATAAATGGTAAAGATATAGAAACAGATGATGAACTAAGAACAAGAGCTTTGGAATATATAAGAAAACCTCGTATTTCATGGAATCAATATGTATTTGAAGATAAGGCAAAGGAAGTTTCAGGAGTGGAGCATTCTCATTGTATTCCTAGATTTAATGGTGCAGGTACTGTAAAACTTGTTATAACTCAAAAAGACACTGAAACAGTTTCTGAAGAATTAAAGAAGAAAGTAAAAGATTATATTGATTTAGAAATAATCTCTGATATTGATATTACAGTTGAGGGAGTTGAAATTAATAAAGTTGATATAGTTGTAAAAGGCTCTATCAGCTCAGATTTTAATGATGAAGCTGCAAAAACAAAATTGACAGAAGTTTTAAATAATTTCTTTTTTGAAAATCTTTTCAAGGAGAAAATTTATTACTTTGATATTGTAGAAATCATTCAGCATGCAGGCTGTCTCAATAAAATTGGAGATGTTACAGTTGCAGGAACTAGAAACGATATAGTTTTAAATGAAAATAAATTATGTAAAGTAAAATCAATTACTTTGCAGAAATTATAGGAGGATAAAATGGCAGGACTTACGCATAAAGGAGAAAACTTAATAATAAATGACTATTTTAGAAAGAAAAATTTCTATCTAGGACTTTTAAAAGCCAATCCTACTGATAATGCTACAAATATTCAGGAAGTTACAGGAGCTTCATATCAAAGACAGCAAATAATATTTGAAGAGCCTGTTAATGGGGAAACATATAACAGTAATGATATAAATTTCCCTGTTGCAACTGAAAACTGGGGTTGGATAACTCATATAGGGCTATTTACAGAGCAAACAGGTGGAGAATTAATGGCTTATTCAGGTCTAGACTATACAAAAGAAATAAGAGCCGCAGATATTTATAAAATACCTCAAGCATTTTTCATTTTTAAAGTAGACTAGGTGATGTTTTATGTCAAAAATAGCTTTAAAAAAATATGTAGAAGAACAATTACAATTTGACCTAGAAAGTTATTTAGATGATATAGTTCATGATTTTGCTTTTAATACTCAAGATAGATTAATGGTTTCATCAGATGTAACAGCAAAGCAGTTAATAACAGTAAAAAAGGATTTACTTGAATTAAAAGTTAAAACTATTATCACAGTTTTAGGTGTAGCAGCTTCAAAAGATTTCGTTGAAAGAATATTAAATAATCTTCCGAACTATGAAAGGAAAGATCCTTTAATTGTAGAACTAGCAAAAGCAATTTCAAGAGAACTGCAGAAAATAGAACTTTTAAAAAGTGAATATATTTCTAGCTTATCTATTACAACAGCAACAGCAATTTCTTTGAAAAGGCTTGAAAAAATATATGGTATTAATACAAATTATGAACTTGGAGTTAAATTAAGACAAAATATATTAATTGCAAGAGAAATAACAAAATACAGCATTTTTAATTTTGCTTATATATTAAAAATGTGTGAACTTTTTATTTTAGGGAATGTAATTGATGTGATAAATGATAAAAAAAAGAAAACTGTGACAATTATTCTTGAAGATAATATTAATAATATTACAAGTCTACCTGACTTTTTAGAACATATAAAAGAATTTAGTCCAGCTTTTTATGAAATTACTGTAAAAAATAACTCTTAAAGGAGGTAAAAAAATATGAGTAAAGTAATTACTGATGAAAATCAATTAAATACAGAAGTTGATGATTTAATAACTGAAGATTATGCTCTTGAAGTTTTAGGATTAAAAAATCCTGCTGACTTTAGAAAGTTTTCAAGGTCATTCATGAAATTATCTAAGATTGTAAAAGATATAGAAAATGTATCAAATAAAGTTGCAAGTAAAACAGAGTTAGGAAGAGTTAAAATAGGAGATAATCTTACTATAACAGAAGATGGAGTATTAAGTGGAAATCCTGAATATACACATCCAGTAGGAGCAGGATATAAGCATATTCCTGCTGGAGGAACAACTGGACAAGTTTTAAAAAATAATGGAGACGGTAGTGCTGAATGGGGAAATTTGAGTTTAGAGAACTATTATACTAAGCCTGAAATAGATACTAAATTTAAAAATTTGAACTTAGTTCCAATACCTGTTGGCGGTATTTTATTTATGTATAACACATCAAATCCTGCTGAGTTATACCCAAACACTACATGGGAATTACTTCCAAGCGATAAATTCTTAAAAACAGGAACAACTCCATTACAGCAAGGTGGAAGTAATAGTATATCTATTTCTAAAGCTAACTTACCTGCAGAAAAATTACAAGTAGAAACTGTATCAATTTCTATTGCTCCTCACTCTCATACCGTCAATGTTGGAATGAGGTCAGGATATCAGGATAGATATGGAAATACAGCAGGATATGTCGGGGGTTCAGGAGCTAAAACTAATGAGGTATCAGCAAAAAGTAATGACATAGCACCCTATACTCAAAATTTAGGTAATGGAACTCCGTTATCTATCAATCCTGAACACATAACAATAAGAGCATGGAAAAGATTAAGTTAATCTTTTCCAAAACTTTAAAGTAATATATGCAGGCTGAATAGATAAAGCTGTACCACTTCCTAGTGCTTCTGTGCTTGGAGACATTGAACTTGTACTCCCTGAACCTGAGTCTGATGTTTTTCCTACATTAGCTACATTACTAACACCTTTTAAAAAAGAGTCTGTGTAAGCACCTTTTGCACATTCTTTTATTAAATAGTTAGTGTTTGTAAGGTTTCCTGCTCCGTCATTTCTAGCACCATAAGCTATAAAATGATAGTGATTTTTTATAGTAGCAGACACACTATCTACTTTTAATTTAACATTTGGAAGATTAGCTTTACTAATACTTATGGAATTGCTACCGCCTGTATTTAATGCGGTACTTCCTGATTGTATATATTTTCCTGCTGTTAATAACTCCCAAGTTGTTCCAGTATAAAGTTCTGCTGGATTCTTGTTATCATATCTTACATCAATAGAGCCTATGCTAATTGGGCAATAATTTTTAAATTTAGAAACTTTTATAGTAAAAAAATAAGGAGAATAATCATGAAAAAAGTAATTAAAAAAAATTTACCTAAGAAAAAAATAAATGTAGAACATTTTACTTTAGTAAAACAAACCCATAATCAGACATCAACGATTTCACAGTATCCTTCAATTAAATATTCATAAATAGGAATAATATTAAGTTTTGGAAAGGCTTCCTTAAAGTCAATACCTGCAAGGTAATAAATATAATGGTCTTGATTATATGGGGGAGCTGTTCTTAAAAAATCTATCCAATTCATGTCGCATTTTATTATTTTAGCTTCTGGAGAAGGAATTATTTTCTTAATAGGAGAATTCCAGTTGTATTTAATTTTTATTAAATTTAAGGTTTCTAAATCAGCAACAGCAAAAATACAAGAAAATCTTGAAGGATAATCTTTATAATATGCTTGACGAATAAACTCTATATTTGCTTCTATTGCTAAAAGACTATTATGTATAAATTTAGGTAAAATTTTATTGTTATAAAGGTCATTTTGTAATCGTGAAAGTTCAAGGCACGAGTTTATTCTAATTTCTTTATTTAAAGAAGTATCTATGTTTCTTATATTTTTCATTTCATCATGAATGTGTATATAGTAAAAAGATTGCATTTCTTCGTCTTGATTTAATATTTTTATTTTAATCACCTCGTAAAAAAGTTATTTTAGAATAATTATAACTTTTTGGGGAAACACAATCAAATATATGATAAATATTTTTTAATTTTAATATAATCAATTTTTTTAGAAAGGAGATATAAAATGTTTTATTACTTAGATAAAAAAGAAATTTTAGAAAACCATTTACCGAAAATGTATTATAAATCAGAAAATGCTTTAAACGAAGAAGAAAAAGAGGAATTATTAAAACAATGCAAAGAAAATTTTGGAGATATAACTTTAATAGAATATGAAGCAGACTATCTTCCAAACTATCTTTATTTAGATGAGGAAGAGAAAGCATATGAATATATTCCTGTAAATACTTTCGCAGAAGAAAGAATTTTAGATGAAACAGAAACTATTTCCAAAGAGGATATATTTGGAGAAGAAGATAATAATAATTATGTCTACATAGATAAAGAAGAGTGCTTAAAAAATTATTCTCCTTGTGTATGTAGAGTATCAAAAGGAAAAAGACTTTTAAACTATAAAGAACTTTATGACGGAAAAGTACTTGAATATATAGGAAAAGATATGGCTGACCTTCCAAATGAAGTTATATATGATTCTGAAACAGACCTAGTAAGAGGAATGACAGAATATGAAAAAGTTAAGTATAAGAAAAGAGAACTTACTGAAAATGAAGTTATCCTTGAGAAGAAAAAAGAAATTGTTACTATAAATGACGGGCAATATGTAGATGAAAATGAAGAAATAATTAATGTTCCTAGATTAGAAGACCCTAATGCTCTTATTCAAGAATGGGATAAGAAAAATCATGTGTGGATTGATAAAACAACAAATTTAGACATAGTCCAAACACAGTACAAGGAATACGAGGGTATGGATACACCTTCAGTTATTAGAGAAATGGAATTACAAGATTTAGCACTTGCTGAAGAGTTTGTCAATATGCTTATAGAACTTAGAAAACTTATTTATACTCTATCAGCTTCTGAAACTCAAGTGGCTGGTTATGCTGCTTTACCTATCCCACAACCAAGTAAAGCTTTAGAGAACTTTAAAAATAGATTTAAACTAACAAAATAAAGGAGATGATGTTTTATGTTAAACAGAGCAGAATTAGAAATTATGAGAGAGATTTACGAAAGAGAAACAGGAATGCTAGATTTAAAAGAAAAATATGAGGCATACAAGAAACTTGATACACCTAGAAATTTTGAAAAAATGAAAAGAGAATGTGTGCTTGATGATTATTTGAAATTCATGGAAGATTGTGAAAACTTTTTTGAAAACGATGCTTTAATAGTTGAAGATGTTTCTGAATACAAAATTGAAGCAAGAATAGAACTTCCTAAGCCTTCGGCAGCACTTGAGAAGTTTAAAAATAAATTTAATAAGTTTTTTAATTAAAAAATATATCTTCCTGATAATATAGGGTTAATTTATATTATCAGGAGGATTTTATGAAAAGAAACTTAGATTTATACAATGAATATTTAGAAAGCTGTTATGCAACTCACTATGAAACTAAAGATACAACTTATGTTACTTATAAGAGTTACATGACACAGTTTATTAAATATCTTAAAGAGCTTGAGAATGATAGATATTTGATAAGTAAAGATACTTTAAAAATTATTGTTCCTGTTTTGGAGAGGTATATAAATTACTGCAGAGAAAAAGGTAATCATGCTCAGAACATTAAAAACAAGATTGTTGCTATTTCTGCATTTTATCGTTGGTGTGTGAGAAGAGACAAGATTCAATATCATCCTTTCAACGATAAGATAGAAAGATTAAGAGTTACAGCACAAGATAAAGTAAGACAAGAATATTATTTAACTTGGAAACAGATTTTTACAGTAGAAATCTTAATGGGGCAAAGCAGGAAGTTTGATTTAAGAAGTAAATTGTTATGGCAATTATTTTTAGACAGTGGTTTTAGAATATCAGCAATACACAGTCTGAAATTATCTCAGTTAGATATAGAAAATTGCTGTTTTCACAATGTTAAGGAGAAAATGGGAAAGATTAGAACTCTATATTTTTACTCATCTACAAAGGATTTAATGCTTAAATATCTCACAGAAAGAAGTAAAAAAGGAGTGGATACAGACTATATTTTCTATATTAGGCATAATCATGAATGGAAACAAATGTCGCAGATAGCTATAAGAAAAAGAGTAAGAAAAATGGGAGAACTTATTGGAATAAAAGGTTTATATCCTCATACTCTTAGAAAAACATCAATTAATAATGTGTCAAAATTATTAGATGTAAAAAGTGCTTCTGAATTTGCAGGACATAATAGTACAGCAGTTACAGAAAATCACTACATACAACATCAAAATGAGGAAATACAGAGAGATAGAATACTTCTTATGAGGAAAAATGCAGGACTAATTTAATAAAAATAAGTACTAAATTTAAAAACTATTGCCCGATTAGCATAGGTTCTCTTGATGTCAGGTATGACAATAAAAACCCAGCAGAACTTTATGCTGGAACAACTTGGGAGTTATTAACAGCAGGGAAATATATCCAATCAGGAAGTACAGCATTACAACAAGGTGGGAGTAATTCTGTAAATATTCTTAAGGAAAATCTTCCTAATACCAAGTTACAGGTAGAAAGTTTTAATCTTACTCGTGGAACTATGGATATTACAGGAACTACTTCAGGGTTTGGATATCAGGGTGAAATAAACGGAGCTTTTTCTATTGGTAAAAATAAACAAGTATTTAATTCAGGAAGTAACTATGGGTATACTCTACATAATTTTAATGCTTCTAAAGCTTGGACTGGTGCTACTTCCAATGCTTCACCTTATACAGAAGTTTTAGGAAATGGCACACCTCTAGCAATAGAACCTTCTTACATTACTCTTAAGTTTTGGAAGAGGCTTAGCTAAGTCTTTTCCATGCCTTTACTGTAATGTGTTCAGGATTTACTGTAATAGGAGTTCCATTACCCATTGCAGTAGTGTAAGGACTGGCAGGAGATGTACTTCCTGTCCATGAACGAGAGGCTTGGAAATCTAATTTGTGTGGGACATCGTTACTGGCAGAAGAGCCACCTGAAGCAATTTCATATGATTTAAAAGTAGTAATAGAAAGAGCTCCTTTTGTAGTTAGTCCAGAATCTCCTAAAAACTGCTTATATAAATCTTTAGCAGATTCTACACTACCAGTAATATCCATTGTTCCTCTTGTTAAAGAGAAACTTTCTACTTGTAATTTATCTGTTGGAAGGTTAGCTTTAGATATACTTATACTATTACTTCCGTTCTGCTGTAATGGAGTTGCTCCTGTCTTGATAAACTTATTGTCAGGAAGTAATTCCCAAGTTGTAGATGGATATAGCTCTGCTGGATTGCTTGTGTTGTACATGAATAAAATACCACCAACTGGGACAGGAACTAAGTTCAAATTTTTAAATTTAGAAACTATTTTATAGATTTTTATTCTGTATAAGACTTTGAGTAAATAAGAAAATATAGTAATAATCACAAATTATAAACTGTAAAAAATAATTTATGGAGGCAAAAATGAAATCAAAATACTTTAAAATACAAGAATTAGTTTCAGAAGCTGTATATAAAAAATATGGCGAAAAATCATGGGAATTTATAGATTGTAGATTAATAAAAGTTTTAGATTTACTAAGAGAGCATTTTGGTAAACCTATCACTGTAAATAATTGGCTATGGGGTGGCAATCTACAGCAAAGAGGACTAAGAGCAAATAAAGACGAACTAGTAGCGAATAAAAAAGATTATTATGTTAGTCAACACTGTTTAGGAAAAGCAGTTGATTTTAATGTTAAAGGTCTCTCTGCACAAGAAGTATATAAAGAAATAGTAGATAATAAAGATAAGTTCTATTTAATATCTAGAATAGAGAATATTAAAGATACTCCTACATGGGTACATATAGATTGTGCAAATGTAGACGGATTTAAAATATTTAATGCTTAGGAGGTAAAAGGGTATGGGAAGTGTAGTTATTAAATTTTTAAAGTTTTTCATAATAAAATATTTTGGAACAGCGACAGTAGAAAAAATAGTAATAATAGGCTTAAGAGAATTAGTAAAAAGGACAGACAGCAAGGTAGACGACCAAATATTCCATGCAGTATTTCATAATACTAAGGAATATTCAGAATGTACAGAATGTAACAAGTAGGTGTTGCTTATGAAAGAGTTTGTTAATAAAATAATTCCTGCTTTAATAACAGCTTTAATTGTAGCAGTAGTTACAACTTGGTTTACTAATGCAAAACAATTAGAAGAGAATAGAAGTGCAATTATAAAAATAGCAGAAGATGTAGAAAAGATAGAAAAGTCTCATACAAGAAGATTAGAAAACTTAGAACACTCTAGGGAGACGATGCCTGACTATTATGTCACTAGAAGGGAGTTTAATGTCATTATAGGGGCTCTTGATGAGAAGATGAATAAAGTAGATAAGAATGTAGAAAAACTTTTAGATTTACAAATGAATAAAGAAAAATAAAAGAGGGAATTATATCCCTCTTTTTACACTTAGTGTTAATATTAATTGTTTGTGCTATTAGTAAATGCTAATCACAAATTTAAACATTTAAAAACATGATATGTTATCATTTATATTCTATCTATCTTTAGTATATTTATAGTCCATATTTTTAAAAATGTCAATAGGAAAATAAAAAAGCAGAAAGAAAAAATCTCTCTGCTTTTCTATTGAGGTCATGAATGATAAGATGTTTTTTTGTGTATGATTTTTGGTATAGCACACAGGTAGCACACTGTTTAGTACTTAATTCAGCATATATGATGATGTTATGTTTAAAAGTTATATTGAATAGTATTTTTATTTTTTTCATAGCAAAGAATGTACTCAACTGTCTTTCTACTTTTATTTGAAAGTGAAGGAGGAGTACTTGTTTTTTCCCATAAATAAGTTTCTACATAATTGCTTTCTCCAAAAATTTCATCACAAATTTTTCTTAAATTTGTTGCTTCGTTATCATCTATTGATATAAAAATTACTCCATCATCTGTTAAAAGATTTCTAGCAAGTTTTAGTCTTGGATACATCATATTTAACCAATCTGAGTGATATCTTCCGTTTGAATCTGAATTTGTACTTAACCTTTGTCCCTCTTCTCCTAACTGACCTGTAACTTTTAAATAATTTCCTAAATTATCTTTAAAATTATCTTTATATACAAAATCTTTTCCTGTATTATATGGGGGATCAATATATATCATTTTTATTTTCCCATGATAAGACTTTTGCAGAAGTTTTAGTACCTCAAGATTATCTCCCTCTATATAGATATTCCCTGTGTGTGTGTGTGTGTGTAGCATTTAGAACACTGTGTTCAGGTCTTAATGTTCCACTACTCACTTCTTGAGCTATTTTTCTAGTTTCTGTTTTCCCTTTCCAAGTAAAAGAATATCTTTCCTTATCTATTGCTATTTTTTCACCAAGCAGTTGTTTTAATACTTCAAAATCTATTTTTCCCTCTGTAAATACTTCAGGAAATATTTCTTTTAATTTTTCTATGTTGTCTTCTGTTAAGTTCATACTTGTTCCTTCTAATCTTTGCATTTTCTATTCTCCTTTTAATTCATTAAAAAATTTTTTCATTTCTTCATTTTCTTGAAAATATTTTTCTGCTTTATTTATAAACCCTTCATTGTATTCTTTTAAAATTTTTAATCCTTTTTTTAATTCCTCACAATTAATTACAAATTCTTGACACTCTTTATTACTTATATGTGGTTCTATTATCGTTTTTATAAGTCTATTGTAATCCTCTCTTTTACTTTGGTTTTCTTTATCATTTTCATTAAAATAGAAAAATTTAGTTTTTATAAACAGATTAGAGAAAAACTTACATTTATCAAAATTTAAATTGCTTAAGTTTAAAATTTCATCTTTTATATCTATATTTATTATATTTTCCATTTTTTCT